CGATGTCTACCCTGCCGAGAACCCCAACGCTGCCGTCGTGGTGCAGGGCATCATCGACAGCACCAAGGCCCAGGCCCACAGCGGCGTGACCTACGCTTCTGCCCTGTACTCTGCCCTTCCCGGCATTGTCTTCCGCACCAACATCGGTGTGAACGACTGATAAGGAGGTAACACAATGAACGTACTGGACTTCTTCTCCCCTGCCGCCATTGCGGCCTACTGGACTGAGACCGCCTCCAACAGGATCCCCTATCTGGGTGCTTCCCTCTTCCCCTCCGCCAAGAAGGCCGGACTGGATCTGAGCTGGTTCCACGGGGCTTCCGGCGTTCCCATCTCCCTGATGCCCTCCGCCTTTGACGCCAAGGCCACCTTCCGTGACCGCCCCGGCTTCACCAAGACCGAGACCGAGATGCCCTTCTTCCGGGAAGGCTTCAAGATCAAGGAGCGTGACCGCCAGGAGCTTCTGCGGGTGAGCGACGCCAAGGATCCCTACGCCTCCGCCATCATCTCCCGGCTCTTCGACGATGCCGCCAACCTGATCGACGGAGCCAACGTGGTTCCCGAACGGATGCGTATGCAGCTGCTGTTCCCTGCGAACGGCAACGTGGGTATCAGCTTCGCCGCCAACGGCGTGAACTACACCTACAACTACGACCCCAACGGCACCTGGAAGGCCAGCAACTACTTCGCCCTGTCCGGCGATGCCCTGTGGACTGCCCCCCTGACCTGCGACCCCTTCGAGGCCATCAAGACCGCCAAGGATGCCGTCCGGGCCAAGACCGGCGAGGAGCTGACCATTGCCATCATGAATGGCTACACCTTTGGCCTTCTGAGCAAGTCCGAGGCTGTCCGCAACCGCTTCCTGTCCACCAGCGGTCTGGCTGTGGGCTTCATCTCCGACGCGGATGTGAAGCGCATCGTGAAGGATCTGCTGGATGTGACCGTGATCGAGTACGACAAGCAGTACGCCGACGAGGACGGCGTGTCCGCCAAGTTCGTTCCCAACGGCTACGTGGCCCTGCTGCCGGAGACCCCGCTGGGCAAGACCTGGTACGGAACCACCCCCGAAGAGGCCGACCTGATGGGCAAGACCGACGCCTCCGTCTCCATTGTCAACACCGGCGTGGCTCTGACCCAGATCATCGACAAGCATCCCGTCAACGTGAACACCTTCGCCTCCGAGATCGTGCTGCCCAGCTTTGAGCGGATGGATTCCTTCGCCCTGCTGAAGGTCATCTCCTGATGAAGGTCCGGGCGCTCTGCTGGGTCAACTGCGGCGGCTGGCACAGGGCCGGGGAGGTCTTCGATGTTGAGGACCACTCCGCCCTGCCGGGGCTGGTTGAGACGGTGGAGGAAGATACGGATTCTTCGGCTGTGGCTGAAGCCTCCGCTCAAAATGACGAGGGAGAACGGATTGCCACGGCTCCTTTGGAGCCTCGCAGTGACAGCGAAAAGCCGCAGAAGACTGCGAAGAAACGGGGCCGGAAGGCCTGAAAGGAGGCGGCGGACATGACCGCACTGGAACGCATGAAAAAGCGGACAGGCGAAACCGACGAGGATCTGCTGAACGATCTGCTGGATACCGCCGGGGAAATCATCCTGTCCGTCCGCTTTCCCAATTCTGAATGGCCCGACGATGTGGAAGACCGCTACAAGGGCTTGCAGATCCGCATTGCTCTGGATCTGTACAACAAGCGTGGAGCCGAGGGCGAAACCGCCCACAGCGAGAACGGCATCTCACGGACCTACACGGCTGGATGGGTCAGTAAGGATTTGCTGGCTGAAATCACGCCCTACTGCGGGGTGGCTGGATGAGAACGCTGAAACGGAACCACAGCGGGTTTTCCTACTGTCTGCTCCTGTCGACCTCCGCTCCCGTGGTGGACGAAAACGGGAACCGAACGGGGAGCAAGATCCCCCTGTACGGAGAACCCGTAGCAATGCGGGCCAATGTGTCCCCGGCATCCGGTTTTGCCCAGACGGAGCAGTTCGGCGATCTGACAGACTATGACAAAGTCATCGTGACAGAGGATGTGAGCTGTCCGATTGACGAGTCAACAGTGCTGTTTGTGGACAAGTCCGTGGAATTCAGCGACGAAAGTTACCGTGTGCTGGAGGAATCCGGGACTGTCCTGGGCGATGGGGAGGTCATACTGGAGGACTATCAGATTCCTCTGTATGACTACATCGTCAGACGGGTGAGTAAATCCATCAACAGCGTGTCAATCGCCATCAGCAAGGTCAAGGTGAGATAGGATGCCGAAGACCATCAAGATGTCCTTGAGCGTGGATTCCATCGACGCCGCTATGGGGCAGATCAATGCCTACCGGGACAGTCTGCAAGCCAAGTGCAAACTGCTGTGCGAGAGGCTGGCGAACCTTGGCATGAACACGGCGAAGGTTACGCTGAATTTCGCAAAGGGCTACTATGTGGGCGATGAGGACTGCGACATCCGGGTAGAGGAAATCGAAAACGGCTACCGGGTTGTGGCGGACGGCGAGACGGCCCTGATTCTGGAGTTCGGTGCTGGCGTTCGTCTCGGTTACGGACACCCACAGGCAGACGAGTTCGGCATGGGGCCGGGAACCTATCCTGACGGAAAGGGACACTGGAACGACCCAAACGGCTGGTATCTGCCGGGAGGACACGGACGGCACAGCATCGGCAACCCGCCTGGGATGATGATGTACAACGCCGCAAAGGACATCCGGGCGGCAATCGAACGGACGGTGCGGGAGGTCTTCGCCGCCGACCAGTCCGGTACGTGAGGGAGGTGTGACCCTTGATTGACATTGAAAACGATGTGATCGAGATGGTCACAAAGGCTGTTCTGGAGGAATACCCGGAGGCGGATGTTTCCGGGGAATACACAGAGCTTCCGGCCTCCTTCCCTGCCGTAACTGTGGTGGAGGCGGACAACAGCATTCTTCAGCGGATGCGTACCGAAAACATCGAGAACGCCGCCGTGGTGATGTACCAGGTGAACGTGTTTTCCAACAAGGCCGCTGTGAGGAAGGAGGAGGCAAAAGCCATCTCCAATCTGATCGACGAGGCTTTTACCAGCCGTGGATTCACCCGAATCATGAAAGACCAAGTCCCGAATCTGTCGAATTCCAGGATTTACCGCATCGTGGCCCGGTATGCGGCTGTTGTCGGGCCGGACGGTGACAATCACTATCTGATCTATCAGTATCAGTACTGACAGGCTGAATATGGCGCACACTGTGCGCCGCTACGGGTGGAAGGGGAAAACGGATTCCTCGCTTCACTCGGAATGACAAATCTGTAAAGGAGAAGCGAATATGTCTGAAAGATTTTCCACCGCTGGTATGTGGCTTGGCTACGCCGCTGAAGCGACTGCCGGAACCAGACCTACCTCCGGTTATATCAAGATTCCCGAAATCAAGTCCATGCCCTCCTTCAACCCCGCCCCCGAAACCATTGAGTCCACCACCCTGGACGAGACCGAGTACAAGACCTACGTCAAGGGCCTGAAGGATCTGGGCGGCGCTCTGGAGTACAACGCCAACATGACCGACGATCTGGTGACCATCTGGCAGACCCTACTGTCCACCTTCGACACCACCGTGGAGGCGGGCAAGAAGGTATGGTTCTGCGTGGTTCACCCCCATCTGGCCCAGGCGGTCTACTTCACTGGTGACCCGTCTTCCATCGGTCTGAACGAGGCCGCTGTGGGCGGCATGGCTGAAACCACGCTGTACATCACACCGACTGGTGCGCCTGTTATGGCTGCCAAGCCCACCACCTGACAGGAGGTCACATGGAACGAATCAAATCCGTCCGCCTGACGGACAAGGAAAGCGGCGAGGTCTACGAGCTGGACTTCAGCCGGGATTCCGTCAAGTTTGCCGAGCAGCGTGAGTTCGTGCTGGAGGACGTGCAGAAGTACGTGGCAACCAAGGTTCCCGAACTCTTCTACTACGCCTTCCGCAAGAACCACAAGAGCGTGTCCCGTCAGCAGAGCGACAAGCTGCTGGAGAAGATGGGCGGTCTGAGTCCCAAACTGCTGGAGCGGCTGGTTCTGCTGTATCAGCAAGCCCAGATGAGCAACAACCTCCAGGAAGACGAGGAACTGGAAAAAAACGGAGCGGTGACAGTGGAACTGTAAGCGAAGACAGACCACTGTCATGCACCGAAATATTTGAACGTGACTGCCCGTACTATCTGGCAATCGGCATGACTTACGAACAGTATTGGTATGACGATCCGCTGATGGTACGGGCTTTTTACAAGGCAGACCAGCTTCGCAGGGAGCGGGCCGACACGGACGCGTGGCTGAACGGACTGTATGTCAAGAAGGCCATTGAAAGCACCATCGGCAACGCCTTCCGGGCGAAGGGGACTCAGCCTGAGAAGTACCCGGAGAAGCCGATTCTGACTGAAGAACGGGAACTGAAGAAGCAAACCGAAGAACAGCAGAAGGCCTTTGCCAGACTGTACATGATGCAGATGGTGGAGGCTGGCAAGAACTGGGGAAAACCGTAAGGAGGTGGTTGTATGGCAGTTGACATTGACCAGATGCAGATTGAGATTACGGCTGCTGCCGACAACGCCGCATCGAAACTGAAGAGCCTGAACGATGATCTGAAAAAGCTGAAGGACACTATGAACAAGTTCTCCGGCAAAGGTGTTCAGACTCTGGTAACAAGACTTCACGAACTGACCTCCGCCGCCTCTGACCTGAAGGGAGCCGTGGACCCCATCCAGAAGGCCGCTTCGGCGATGGAGGCCCTGCGGAACGTCAGCAACGTAAAAATCAATCCCAGTCTGTCCACGAGGCTTCAGGACATCGCAAACTCCTGTAATTCCTTTACCGCAGAAAACGTGCAGAATCTGGAGCGGACAGCGGATGCCCTCCAGCGGCTGAACGGACTGCGGATCGGCGGAACCATCCGTGTCCCGACGGTTCAGCAGACCACGCCCACCTCTGCCGGGAACGGCGGAGCCGCAGACAGCGGGACAAGCGATGTCGGCGAAGGAGCGAGACGGGCCGGGGAGGAAGCAGACAACGCCGCCAGCCGATTTGCCTTTCTCAGCAGTGTTCTGGAGCGGCTGAGAGCTGTGTCCGGGTCTGTTGCGACAGGGCTGCGGAACATCGGAAAACAGGCTCTGACCATCGGCGGCAACGCCTTGACCAAGCCCTTCCGGGATGCCGCCTCCGCTGTGACGGGCTTCCATAAAAAACTGAGCGGACTGCTGGGAACCTTCCGGCGGATTATGCTGTACCGGACCATCCGTGCCTTAATCAAGGCCATCGCACAGGCCTTCAAGGAGGGCGTGAATAATCTCTATGCCTGGTCGGACGGCTTCGGCGGAGAATTCGCCAGTTCGATGGACAGAGCGGCAAGCTCCATGCTTTACTTCAAAAACTCCATCGCCGCCATGATTGCTCCGCTGGTGAACGCCCTGGTCCCGATTCTGGAAATCGTGGTGGACAAGGTGGTTGCGGTCATCAACGTGCTGAACCAGCTGTTCGCCAAGATTGCCGGGGCTACCTACTGGACAAGGGCCATCAAGGGGGCCACAAAGTACGGAGAAGCCACGGACAAGGCCGGGAAGGCCATGAAGAAGCTGCGGGACTACACCCTCGGCTTCGACGAGCTTCATGTATTCAACGACTCCGACAGCGGCAGAAGCTCCGGCGGGGCCAGCACTCCCAACTACGGCGGGATGTTTGAGAACACCACGGAATTTGACCCCGGTGTTTCCGACTTCGCCCAACAGCTGAAGGACGCCTTCAACGCCGGGGACTGGGCCGGGCTGGGCAAGCTGGTGGCGGACAAGATCAACAGCGTGTTCGACCCGAAGAAATGGCACGACTTCGGCAGCACGGTGGGCTACTGGATCAACGCCGGTGTTGTGACCCTTTACAACCTGGTGAACGGCATCGATTTTGTGAACATCGGTGCGACCCTTGCCGCCGGACTGAACGGAATCATGGAGCAAGTGGATTTCGCCTCCGTGGGCGGACTGTGGACAGAAAAGTTCCTGATTCTTCCCTCTCTGATTATCGGTGCTGTGCAGAGCCTTGACTGGAGCCTGGTGGGAACCAGCATCCGGGACTTCTTCCTGGGGGCCTTCGCAAACATCGGGGCATGGATTGACGGCATCGACTGGGCGCAGCTGGGAAGCGACCTGTGGAACAACTTTGTGAAGCTGGTGAAGGGAATTGATTTCAAGTCCCTCGCCGTCACGTTCTTCCAGCTTCTTGGCAAGGCCCTGAGCGCCGCCGCAACGCTGGTGTACAACATCCTGAAGGGCATTTCGGCGGATATGCCGAAGATCCTGAAAAGCCTGTGGAACGGCATCAAGACCATTTTCGCACCGGCGGGAAACTGGTTTAAGACCTATGTGATCCAGCCGATTTCCGGTTTCTTCTCCAACTTCTGGGCAAATCTGAAGCGTGGTGCTTCGGATGCCTGGAGCGGCATCAAGAACGTGTTCAAAACCGTTGGCGATTTCTTCGGAAACATCTTCTCCGCCGCATGGCAGAAGGTGGTGAAGGTCTTCTCCGTTGCCGGGTCCATCTTTGTGGATATCAAGGACGCCATTGTAACCGCCTTCAAGACGGTGGTGAACGGAATCATCCGGGGCATCAACTCTGTGATGGCATGGCCCTTCCAGAAAATCAACGACGTGCTGCGGAAAATCCGGGATGTGGAAATCATCGGATTCCAGCCCTTCAAGAACATTGGTCTCATCAGCATTCCGCAGATTCCCATGCTGGCAAACGGCGGTATGCCGACCAGCGGACAAATGTTCATTGCCCGTGAAAACGGTTTGCCGGAGATGGTGGGCCGCATCGGAAATCAGACCGCTGTTGCAAACAACGGACAGATCGAGGAAGGTATCGCCAGAGCAACGGAAAGGGCCAACGAGGGAACCATCCGCGCCCTGTACAGCATCGCTGAGCGGCTTGTCCGGGCCATTGAGGAAAATGCCACCGACATTGTAATCGGTGATGAGCAGATCGGACGGGCCAACCAGAGATACAACGCCAACCGTGGAACCAACGCAAGCAAGGGGGTGTTCGCCTATGCCAAGTAGCACAAGAATCGCCACGCAAGTCCCTGACGGCGATCCCCGGTTCATCTACATCGGAAGCGGCGTATCAAACGGAATGCTGGTGGGAAACGTGATAGGCGTTCCCTTCCCAAGCGAAGGAACCTTTGAGACCCAGCGGGCCGTCAACGCCGCCAGAAACGCCAGCAACGTGGTGGTGGGGCAGATGGTGGGGCGGTCCGCTGACAAGCAGAACATGACCTGGAGCGTTCTGAAGCGGGAAAACTGGTGGAGGCTCAACCGCTGGCTGGAAAGCAACGGGATGTTCTTCTACTGCAAGTACTTCGCCCACAACACGGGCCGCTGGATGATCCGCCGCTTCTACGCCGGAGATGTGAGCTGCGACCCATACAAGATCGATGCGGACACAGGGGTTCCGGCATTCTACCGGAACTGTACGCTGAACGTGATCGACATGGGGGACAGCTACAGTCAGGTGGTATCGGAGGAGAGCATATGATTCCGATTTCCAACGCCTTCCGGGCAGAACTGGACCAGATCATCCGCAGACGGGGCCGCTGTCAGGTGCTGATTAGCTATGAAAGCGGCGGTTCCGGCAGCATCGAGGAGGACAACGTCCAGAAAATCGAATTTCACGGGACAGGCGATCCGCTGAGCAGACAGCTTCCCACGGAGGAATGTACACTGTCCGCCATTGACCTGGACCACGAATGGGACCCCGCCTATCCCGGAAGCCTGTATGAGGAAACGCTGAAGGGAGCCGAGCTGACCATTCGCATCGGCATCGAAACGGAAAGCGGAACTGTGGAATGGAGCGAGTGGGTACGATACCACATCAACGGAGCGGTTGTCTGGAAGAATAACATCGCAACCTTCAAGGGCATCCGGGATCTGGCGAGGCTGGGCAACACGTTCCATCAAATGAACTGGACAGACTCCAACCTTGGACAGCTCGCCGCCTCCGTATCCATGGCACAGGAGCTGGGAAGCGATACGGATTATTACGTTTCCTGTGACATTGACCCGGAGCTGTATGAACAAGCAGTGCTTGACAATGCGGTTTTGCCGGAGAATTCCGTAAAGGACAGTTTGCTTAGCATTGCCGTTGCAGGATGTGCAACCCTCAAAACAAACCATAACGGCGTTGTGTATCTGCGGGACTACTGGAGCAGAAACCCGGAGGTAAATCCTTGCATCATCCGGGCGGACGATATTATGGAGCAGCCTTCTGTGGAGGTGCTTCCGTATGCCAGATATGAAAACATCACGTATCTTTCTGATGTTGCGGACTCCGAGACCAGAATGACCGACGTGCTGAAGGCCAGCGGAGCGACAAACATTACCGCATCGGACGAGCCTCTGTATCTGCGGTTTGACAGCCCGATTCTCGCAAGTTCCTTCCTGTTCTCTTCTCAGACAAACATCCGGGAGCTGGAGTTCAATCTGTACAGAACGGGGATTGAAATTACAAAGCTGACCAGAACCAACAGTTCTGCCAACTGGTCCATGACAGGACGGGCAGAGAAAGCGGAAACCGTAAGCACCACCAAGAGCATTGACTTTCTGATGTCCCTCACAGAGCGTGGCACAGAGGATGAGGAACTTTCCGGGCCGCTTTTGAACAACCACAACTACATGGCGGTGGCGGCGTTCAGACTTGGCTATTTGCGGTACACCCGGTATTTGTACAGCTTCCCGTACAGGGGCGATCCTTCCATCGAACCGCTGGATATTATCCGCATCGAGCTTCTGGACGGCACGGTAAAGAAATTCATTGTGGTGGACCATACATTTACCTATCAGAACGGGTTTTCCGGGAAAATTGCCGCACGAAGAATTGATGTGGAGCGCAGTGAACACAACTACACCGGAGCGGTATCCGACTTTGCCGTTTCCGATTACGCCGTCTCAGACGAGGGCTGACAGGAGGAATTATGGCAATCACCAAAATCGTATTTGACCATTCGATCATCACTTCGCAGTTTCTGAACGACATTCAGGATGCTGTGATAGAACTGCAAAACACGCCAAGGCTTCTGGTCTTCAACGAGCGGGAGTCCAAGAAATATCTTCCAACCGGAGTTGGGACGAATGTATCGGGACTCGAAACCAGGTATCTGACCCCGAATGTAACGCCCAAGAAGGGGGACATCCTGTATGGAAATCAGAGCAATTACCTGGCGGAGGTTCAAACTGTAAGCGGAACCAGCATGACCGTTGCGGGAACCGGAAACTACATCTACTAAGGAGGATTTGAAATGGCTGCAATCCGAAAGGAACTCGCTGTCCGTATTCTGGAGGCGGAGAAACGAAACATCCACGATTATCTGGTGGAGAACATCAGCGACTTTGAGAGCGACGAGGAGCTTACAACCATCGCCGGGGTTGGGTCTATGGCCTACTGTCTGGAGGACGGAAATGTGTACGTCCGGCAGTCCAGACGGTGGAACCCGATTGACAACGCCAGCTCCGCAGAAAGCGAGGCGGAATAATGAGCCTTCTGAATGACATCATTGCCGCCAAGCTGATGGGCGGTTCCGGAGGCGGAGGTGGAGGTACAGGATCTGACCTATACCGTGTAACCCTATCAGAACAGAACGGATCGACCGTTGCCGACAAGACCTACGCAGAGGTGCTGAACGCCTATAACAGCGGGAAAATCATTGCCTTTTACTCCGGCACGATTTTGATCGGTTATGCCAATTGGAATGTCGATATGGGGTTTTACGTGAACTCCGCAATCTATTCGGAAAATGGCGCAAGGGTAACCGTAGTCAATCTGCTGTCTGACAACACGGTGCTTATGGATGAAATGACGCTGCCTTGCGCGCCTGCTGAAATCACCATCTCCGGCGTCTCCCCCACCATCACCCCTGTCGCCAACACCACCTACAAGTGCGGGGAGCTGACATCCCTGACCGTCAGCAACCCTCCCGCCACCGGGGCCTACTCCATCGTGTTTACCAGCGGCGCAACTGCAACGACCACCACTATTCCTGCTACAATCCTCGGCTTGGAGGATTTTGCCGCCGAGGCGAACACCATCTATGAAATCAATGTGCTTGATAATCGGGCCGTGGTGGGCAGTTGGGCGGTGAGCGCATGAATGAGCTGATGCGGAGACGGCGGCCGTTGATGGTTACAGCAGATGCAGGCGTTCCCATAACATCGCTGACTCCAGGTGTTGCTGTTTATGCGACGGAATCCGGGACGATTGTGCCTTTTATCTACCTGGGCCTCAACTCAAGCGACAATGCGTGCATTATGAGAGCGTTCTGCCTCACCAACCAGATTCGGTTCAACACAGCTGCTGCGAAACCGGAATATTCCGGTTCCAATCTGGACAATTGGCTCCGAAATACAATTAGGACAAAATATACGAGGTTGCAAAAGTTCATGACAAAATCCGCTATAACATATGGGACGTATGATAATTCGCACGTTGAGAGTGTTGTCACGATCGAGCGTGACATTTATGTGCCGTCCTTCTATGAAGTTACCGGTAGCGGTATAGAAGGTGGGGCAAATTATCTGCCCGTTCTAAAAACCTATAAAAACACAACAAACAACAACACCGCAAGAAATGCTAACAATACCTCATATTGGCTAAGATCTGAATTCAGCAGTAGTAGTTATTCAAATCGAGTCAATATTGTAGAAGCAAGCGGAAATTGCACACGAAATCAAAGTTTCCAACCGTCAAACAGTGTCAGCACGAAAGCAAGGCCGATCATCAGTCTGTTGGCGACAACGCCTATATTCGAGGTTGATGGCAAAGCCGTTGTAGGAGGTGTATAAAATGAGATACGCCAAACTTATCAATTCGCAACCTGTCTACGCACCCAACCCCATCCGCCACAACGGCTTCCGCATCGGTAATCCTCCCGGCTCCATCTATGAGGCCGAGGGGTATAAGCCTGTGAGATACACCGATGCCCCGGAAACCGACATCGGCTATGAGGCTGTGGAGGGCTGGACGGAAACCAACACCGAAATCGTCCAGACATGGCAGATTGTTGAATCTGAGGTTGACCCCGCAAACGCAATGGAAATCTTGTTCGGAGGTGAGCCGGATGAAACTTGAAAAACTTCTTCGTCTGCGTGATTTGATCCGTCAGGCGGCAGAATCCCTCCCGGATGAGGACGCCCTGGACGGCGTGGAGCTGTTCCCGGCGTGGACTCTGGACAGGGCCTATGAGGCCGATCAGCGAATCCGCTACTGTGAAAAGCTGTACAAGTGCGTTCAGGCCCACACCAGTCAAGAGGGATGGGAACCCAACGTGACCCCCGCCCTCTGGACGGAGGTTGCCAAGCCGGGAGAAATCCCTGTGTGGAGGCAGCCTACCGGGGTGCAGGATGCGTACAACAAGGGGGATCGGGTGCTTTACCCTGACCGGGAAGGCCCTGTGTATGTTTCCACGGTGGACGCTAATGTGTGGCAACCAGGCGTTTATGGATGGGAGGTGGCGGCCTCATGACCTCAGTGGGCGCAACCATCATCTGCGGCATCCTTACCCTGATCGGGGTGTGCGTTACGGCATGGGCCAGCGCAAAGGCGACCCGAAACGCCGTCAGCCAGCAGCTCCTGACCGCCCAGGCCGTCACAGATGCCAAAATCACCGAGCTTACACGGGAAGTCCGGGAACACAACAACTTCGCCCGGCGTGTCCCTGTGGTGGAGGCTCAAATCAACGACCTCCAGAGGCGTTGCAATGTCCTGGAGCAGAAATAACGAAAGGAGCGTGTGTCAAATGCTTACCAGTAAAAAGTGGTGGAAGGCGGCGCTTATTCGTGCCGTGAAAACCATTGCCCAGAGTGCCGTCAGTATGGTGGCCGTGGGAGCTGCGGTCAGTGAGGTGGACTGGCTGCGGGTGCTGTCCGTGTCTGCCGTGGCCGGTCTTCTGTCCGTCCTGACCTCCCTGGCCGGTCTGCCGGAGGTGGATGACGTATGAGCATCTACGTTTCGGACGTTCTGAACATTGCCGCCGGGGAAATCGGTTACATTGAAAAGGCCTCCAACAAAGACCTTGACAGCCAGACCGGAAACCCCGGCACCGGCAACTGGACGAAGTACGCTCGTGACCTCTGGGCCGCTGAACCGCATTATTATCAGGCCCCGAAAAACGGCTATGATTGGTGCACCGTGTTCGTTGACTGGTGCGTTTACATGGCCTCCGGTCAGGACAGCGCAGCGGCTCAGGCTGCAATGTGCTACACTGGCCCCTATGGTGCATCCTGTACCTTCTCCGTGAACTATTACAAGGCTGTGGGCCGGTTCTGGGTGCGGCAACAGGCCCAGCCGAAACCAGGCGACCAGATCTTCTTCGGAACGGCTGACAACATCCGGCACACTGGACTGGTTGAAAAGGTCACTGAAGACGGCGTGGTTTACACCATCGAGGGCAACAGCGTCAACCAGGTGCGGCGGCTTGCCTACGCCCTGACCGATGGCAACATCTACGGCTACGGACGGCCCCGGTATGACGGCGACAGCCCCCCGGTCAAGGCCCCGGAAGATCAACCTGACGAGGATCCCGATGACGGTCAGGACGAAACACCCGTCTTCTCCGACGTGGAGGAGGGGAGATACTACTCCGACGCCGTGAAATGGGCAGCGGCGAACGGCATTACCAATGGAACCGGCGACGGCAAATTTGAGCCGGACAGGGCTTGCACCCGTGCCGAGATGGTTACCTTCCTTTATCGGCTCTATAACATGATCGAAGGAGGCAAAGGCAATGAAACCTGACACCATCCTCGAGGCCCTGATCGGGAAGATCGCAAAGGACGAAGAATGCGTTGCGGCCAACGTGCAACCGGAAACGAAACTGGAAAAATTCATTGATAAAATCAGGACTGGTTTTTCCCTGGCCCCGGCCACAAACAGATTCACGAACGGTGCATATCTGATTTCGACCGGAGAAAGCGGGACAAAGTGGCAGAAGCCTCAGAACGTGATTTTTCAGGAATACCTCGGCGATATATGGTGCTCAACATCGTTCTCCACGCTTGCGGAAGCACATAGCAAGAACATCATGATCAATGCGTATTTGAGCGACATTGACAGCAGCCATTTCTTCCCCCTCCAGATTACAAACTATGAGAAGGTGAACAACGTCACGGTCAAGTTTGTGTTTTCCGGGATTGCGCTCATTCCTGATGGCAACGGCGGCATTGTGACGAAGAAGACGGCCTGTTCCATCGACAGCGATGACAACATTCTGATCGTAACCACCGAAGAATAACCACACCACCACACCGCCCCACGGTCAACCGCTGCTTCCTCCCGGCGGCACCGTGGGGCTTTTTTAGGAGGTAAAACGTTTTGTTATCAGACCTCGAAATTATCACAAAGGAATTCCCGGAACGGCCTGACATCCGCATTTATCCCATTTCCGACGTTCACCTTGGAGCCGCCGAACACATGGAACAGGAATGGATTGCGTTCTGCCGTCGCATCCTGACCGAGGAGAACAGCTTCCTAATTCTTGGCGGCGACCTTATGAACAACGCAACCAGGAATTCCGTCAGCGACATCTTCTCCGAAACCGTCCGGCCCCGTGACCAAAAGAAGCAGTTAGTCAAGCTCCTGGCCCCGGTCAGGGACAAGATCCTCTGCATGGTCAGCGGCAACCATGAGCGCCGGAGCATCCGGGACGTGGACGATGATCCATCTTATGACATTGCTTGCAAGCTGGACGTTGAAGACCGTTACCGTGAAAACATTGCGTTCCTCCGTCTTCGCTTCGGCAAAATGGAGGCATCAGGAGAGCGCAACCCAACCTATTGCTTTGCCGTCACACATGGAGCTGGCGGCGGCGCTCTGACCGGCGGGGCCGTGAACCGTGGGGAGCGCTTCGCCTCCGTGATCGACGGCATCGACGGCCTGATCGTGGGCCACACCCACAAGCCCTTCATCACCCAGCCGACAAAGATCGTCGTGGACGGTCACAACAGCCGGGTGACGCTCAAACCCTACAAGGTTATTTCCTGTTCGTCCTGGCTGAGCTGGGGAGGCTACGCCGCACGGCAAATGTTACCGCCCACCAGCTACACGCCGCAAGTCATTCAGTTACGTGGCAGAAAAAAAGAAATCAGGGTGGAGATGTGAGATAACCCTCCCACGATTTGACCGAAAAAACCGCTTTTGGGGCCTGTGTAGTTTATGTTTTTCCTGTGTAGATTTATAGCCCTGAAACGCCCTGAAATGACCTGAAACGCCCCGAAAGTTTCCGGGCGTAGATTTCCCAGAAAGTGCCAAAAGTCCCGAAAAACGCCGGGAAATGGCTCATAAGCGCAGAAAAACGCCCTCGGAAGTTTCCGGGGGCGCTTTTGCGTTTTTGGCGGAGTGGGAGGGATTTGAACCCTATTTTTTTATAGGGTTTTCAAGGGCTGAGCTGGTGGGGTGTGTTTTTTCGGTGAATTGGAATTTTTGGAAAATGCGTGGGTTATTGGTCGAAAGCACCGGGGGAAATCTGGGAAAAGCAAGCGGAAAATCAGAGAAAAAATCGGCGAAAAATTGGGGAGAAAATCAGTCAAAAAACGCCCTCCATTTTTGCCGCCGCACGGTCTATAGCTTCGCTTCGGACGTGGGTGTAAATGTCCATTGTGGTGGAAAGCTGAGCGTGGCCGAGGAGCTGGGAGGCGACCTTCGGCTCCACCCCGGCTTCCATCAGGGCGGTGGCGTAACCGTGCCGGACTTGATGTGCGGTCAGGGTCAGGCCCGTGGCCTTCTGCCAATTCGTCCACAAGTGCGTCGCCTGTGACCGCCAGAGAAGATCCCCGGCATCGTCGGCGAAGATGTAACCGCTTTTCTTCTTCGGCAACAGCTTGGCAAGGCTGTCCAGGAGGGGCACCACCCGGCGGCCCCGCTCCGTCTTCGGCTCCTTGACCGCTGGCCGGGTCGATTCGTAGTAAACGCTGCGTTTGATGCTGATGCGTTTATTCTTCCTGTCGATGTCCTCAAACCGAAGGCCCAGAGCTTCGCCCCACCGACAGCCCGTGTAATAGATCAGCGCCGGGAGAAGGTGGTCTTTTGCCGTGGCCTTGATTGTCTTGACCTCCTCCTCCGTCGGCGGCATCCGGTAAGAACGGGGAAGTCCCCTCGGTGGTTTCAGCAATGCGGCGGCGTTGCTTTCGGTCAGGCCGTGGATTGCGGCGTATTGGAGAATTTGTCGTACAATCTGCAATTGCGTTGTAACCACCTTCTGTGACCGCTGTCCCCGGCTGAAATCGTCCACAAAAGCCTGAACGTCCCGGGTGGTGACTTTGCCCACCTCCACACCCTTGAAGCGTTCCTTGGCCCTTCTGATGGCCGGGAGATAGCTTTTCAGGGTGTTTCTTGCAAGCGTCGGTTCCAGCTCCTCCCACCACTGATCGGCGACGTTCTGGAACTCCGCTTTTTCGTCCTGTTTGGCCTTGTAATTCCGCATCTTCTCCTCAACCCCGGCCTGTGTCCTGGCCCGGAAGGCGACACGTTTTCCATCTATGACCCGAATCGCTTCATAGAGGCCGTCGGGGCGTTTGTAGAATCGGTGCTTTGGCATAACTCCACCTCCTGACCGCAAAAATCGAACAAGTGTTCTAATTGTCCGTTTTTTACCCCTCTTTTCATGTTACCATCTAATTATCATCGAAAGGAGGGGCGCAAATGCTGACCGATGAAGAAAGAAAGTTTTTGCAGATTGTACACGATGCCGAACTCAGAGCGCATCTGCTGGCCCATCTTGAAGCTGAAGGATTGCTTTCTGCTTTTCTGGAGGCAGAGAGCGAAACCAGCGAATAAGAACCTGATCCTTTTCCGACACCCCCGGAGCCGTTGCGGTTTCGGGGGCTTTTTCTTTGCCGGTCAGGAGGTATTCCACCGAAACACCGAGAACGTCCGCAACTGGTTTGAGTTTGCTTATCTTTGGCGTTGATTTTGCCCACTTGCTTATCAGGCCAGCAGAGAGCCCGGCCCTAATTTCCAATTGTTGAATCGTGATGCCTTGCTTCTTTGCTAACTCCTTAATTCGTTCCAGCATTTGAATCCCCTCCAAAATAGTTTGAAAAAATTCAAATTATCGCTTGACAATTGGAAAACTTTCAGATATAATAACACCATCAGGCGGCCGGATGCATAACCTAAACCGGCCCCGGAAATACCTGGGCTTGGCTTGAAAATTTTCAGTTTCCCACAATCAGAATATCACAATTCTCAGCCAAAGTCAAGCCCCGCACAAAAAAGGAGGTTTGATCGTGATTTTGAATACCATCAAGAGTATGTGTCAAGATAAGGGAATCACCGTCACCCAGCTTGAACAAACTCTTGGATTTAGCCCCGGCTCAATCTTCAAGTGGGCCAAACACGACCCCCGGCTGTCAGCGGTCAAGGCCGTCGCTGATTACTTCGGCGTAACCGTTGACGATCTGCTGGACGATTAAGGAAAGGAGAACACATGAAACCCGGAAAACCCAAAACCCTGACCGAAGACTACTTCGACGATCTGGCAAAGTCCCACGCCAGAAACGACAGCTTTGTTCTGGTGCGGAAGCATCGGGAGTACAGCACCAACGAGGCATTCCCGAAGATCCGCATTGACAAGGCCACCTACAACGCCCTGGCCTATATGGCCGCTGAGAGCGACAAGCCAATGACCGAAATTACAAGACAGTGCGTGGCGTTTGCCCAAGCACATCTTCACTGGGCGAATGAAACGCCGGAGGTGGACGAATGAGAGAGAAGCCCACCTATCGGGACACCCTTGACCTTCTGCTCCAGATGACCAACGGGGCCGCCGTGATCCGGCTGAGCGCCGCCGCTGATCTGCTGGGTGTGGATGCCAAGGCCCTGACCAACGTCCCCACGATGCAAGCCGGGCGTTTCCGTCTGGTGTCCGTGGCGACACTGGCCCGGATGCTGAGCTAAGGGGGTGCGGCTTATGCTTAACCGTCTTATGACCCCTGAGAGCTTCGAGAAGCGACTCCACGACATCAAACAGGGCAATCCACCCGCCAGCATGGTGGAGCTGAATGCCTACGTGTCGGACAGCCTGAGGGAGCTGAGAAGCTACACCGAAGCCCTGGCCGAATGTGTCCAGCGGCAGAAATTCACCCTGGACGTGGTGCGGAAACTGAACCACGCCCTGGAAGAGAAGAACAAGCAACTAACCCAAGAGATCGCAAGCCTAAAGGCTGAAAAAGCGGTCAGGGAAGGGGGCCACCTGTAATGTACCGCTGCTTGAACTGCGGCCACGTGTTCGAGGCCCCAACGATTTCCCGTGAATGCACCCAGGAGAGCTGCGGCGTGGTTTATGGCTGCCCGGTCTGCGGCGTGGACGATATGGCCCACGTTTCGCAATGCCCGGAGTGCGGAAAGTATTTCGAGGACTCCGACCTGACCGGGGGCCTGTGTGCCGCTTGTCTCCGGGAGTCCATCAACTTCCACGACGGCCTGGCCTACCTGATCGCAAGGAAACAGCTTCAGGAATTCATCGTGTATTCGTGCGAGGCAGAGGCCGAACAGATCGGGAAACAGATGCAAGCCTTCATCACCCGGCAGGTCACCGACCAGGAGCGGATGCTTGAAGAGCTGCGGGACTTCATTCTGGAAGACCCGGAAGACTTTGCGAAGTGGAGTGATGGGCGGTGAACGGACAGCTTGACTTCTTTGCCGCTATGGGCATAACCGAAAGCGACCTGGATTTTGTGGTAAACGACATCCTCCAGGAGTTTGCGGAATGGGAGGAAGACCGCCTGGCCCAGGACGAAGAAGAAGCAAAGGAAATGGGCTGTCTGCCAATGCCTGAACTGTCCCTTCTGGAATTTGCCGAAAAGCACGTCTTTGGCTCCCCGAACGGCTGGTATGGCCTGGAATGTTCAGACCGCCGATGCGGCATCGACTACAACTTCCAGGGTGCGAGAATCCACCGATCCGGAACCTATGTGAAAGAATTTGTCCCGAAGGCGAGGATCATCGCCAAACTGAAAGAAAGGATCTGAAAACATGATTGAGAACCCCAAGCCCCCGGTCACGTCCTTCAATTTCAACTTTCCCATGAGCTGGGAGACCTTCAACCAGCTTCCGGCCCAAGCGCAGGTTGACTACGTGGCGAAGCTCCGCAAGGAGTACAAGTGCAACGCCAAGCAACTGGCAAAAATGTTCGGGTGCAAGACCGACAACGTGATGGACTTCCTTCACGTCAACGACTTCGACACCGGCGGCATTATCCGTCAGCGTGAAGACCGCAAGAAGGCCTGGGAGGCGTTCGTCGCCCTTCCTCCCGGTCAGGTGAAGACGGAGCCGAAACCGGAACCTGTCGAGGATCCTGTCCAGGCGGCGTTCAAACAAGAGTTTGTAGAAGCGGCCACCGAGGCCGTCAAGCAGAAGTTTGAGGAAGCCGCCACCGTTGCCCCCACCCTGATCGAGAATGACCCGGCCCCGATGCCCTCCGGCTTGGTCAACTCCTTCCACATTGACATTTCAGGCCGTGCTTCTGAAATCTGGCCCAGGGTGGAAGCATTTCTTAACCTGTTCGCCGACCAGGACTTGAACGTCATTATCTACAAGGAGGAGCTTCCAGAATGCCTAAAATGATTTCTGCTATTGTCAAGCGCCCCGGTGAGCCTCCCCGCCACGTGAACGTGAGCAACCGGCTGGAGGCCTTACAGAAGAATGTGGGCGGCTACATCGAGGCCGTCACCCTGGCCACTGATCTGGTCATCCTCTGCGACGAGGAGGGCCGTCTGAAAGACAAACCCTTCAACTGTACGATTTGCGGTTATGACTTCTGCGGCGACATTCTGATGGTTGGAGCCGACGGCGACGAGTTTGCCAATCTGCCGGTCAAGTATGAGGTCATCAAGGCCCTGTTGCCCGGGCTGTGGGAAGGGCCGGAATACAACGGAAGGAGTGAATAACAATGCTTAACCTCCCCATCTTCGCACTGATCTTCGCCGCCCTCCTGGTCTTTGTGCTGGGGGCCGAGGCGTTCTGTGATTGGTATTGGAAGGTGTGACGATGAAGCCGCACCTTGAAACCTGTCCCTTCTGCGGTTCTTCCGACGTTGGCCTGTTCGGCGCCGTAATGTTTTACGGTCAGTGTAGGAGCTGCGGCGCTTCGGGAGGTACCGGAGAAAGCGCCCAGGAAGGCGCAAACCTGTGGAACATGAGAGGGGGTGTGATCCATGCTGACAACGCCAAAGAGCCGGAAACGGATCACGAACCCCTGTGACAACTGCAAGCGGCCCTCATGCCCTGACCGCTGTTTCCCACGTCTGGACTATCTGAGGGCCACCGGTAAAGGAGGACACATTGACCGAAAGAGAATACCGCCAACATCCGGCAATTAGCCGGTCAGAGCTGTGGAAGCTCCGGGAAAGCCCCGAGAAATTCCAATGGTACAAGCAGAACCCGCCGGAACCCACCCCGGCCCTGTTGTTCGGCCAGGTGGTTCACAAGCTGATCCTTCAGCACAACAGCTTCTTCGATGACTTCGCCGTGGCCCCGGACTGTGACCGGCGCACCAAGGCCGGGAAGGCCGTCTATGAAGGTTTCCTGGCCGACGTAGGCGACCGGCAGATCGTTCCCCGTGACCTGATGGAACAGGCTGAGGCAATGGCAGAGGCAATCACCCGAAGCCCCTACGCCTTCCGGCTCCTGAACGGAGAACACGAAACGGAACACTTCTGGACAGACCCCGACACAGGCGAGGAATGCAAGTGCCGGACGGACGTGGAAACCGAGATTGAAGGCGAACTGTGGTGCGTGGACTACAAGACCACCCAGGACGCATCAACCGAGGGATTCCAGAGAGAGGCGAACCGCTTCGGCTATGACTTCCAGGCCGCCTACTACTCCGACGGCGTGGAGGCCAGCACCGGAAGGCGGCCCCGCTTCGCTTTTGTGGCTCAGGAGAAAACGCCGCCTTATGCCGTGAACGTCTTTATCGCCGATGATGATTTCATCCAGCGAGGGGAGGACGTGGCCCGGGAGCTGTTGGGGATCTATCACTACTGCAAGACCACCGGCAACTGGTACGGCTACTTAGGCCGGGACAACATCGTGAACGTTCTGAGCCTTTCCCCTTGGCTCAGAGATAAAAAGGAGGATTAAACGAAAATGGCCGAAGAAATTACAAAAACCGAAGCGGCAGCTGAGGCAAAGGAGCTGACGGTTGCCCCCGTCACCGGCACCGCGCTGACCGCAAGCCCCGCCTCCGGAATCTGGGGAACGATGGTCGAGAAGTACGGCCCGATCAAGGCGGCTGAGTTTCTGAGCCAGTCCACGCTGATCCCGGAGGCCTACCGGGGCAAAGGTGCCGACTGTCTGATTGCCATTGACTTTGCAAACCGTGTGGGCATGGCTCCGACCACCGTTATGCAGAACTTGTCCATCGTCAAGGGCAAGCCCTCCTGGAGCGGTCAGGCCTGTTTTGCCCTGGCTGAGTTGTCCGGGAAATTCTCAGGGCTGAAACACGTCTACACCGGCACCAAGGGAACCGAAAACCGGGGCTGTTACGTGACCGGGCTTCGGAACGATGACGGTCAGAGGGTGGACGGAACCGAAGTCACCATTGCAATGGCAAAGGCAGAAGGGTGGACAAGCAATCGAAAGTGGGCCACGATGCCGGAGCAAATGCTGGCCTACCGTGCCGCTGCGTTCTTTGCCCGTGTCCACTGTCCGGAAGTCCTTCTGGGCCTCCAGACCGCTGAAGAGATTGAGGACGTGGATGCGGCCAGAGCGCCGAGCCGGGCCAGAAGTCTGACCGAAGCCCTGAAAGGCGGCGCTGTCTGATGGGCAAGCCGTACAAAGAATACAACGTTTACCTTAGATCGCACAGCTACGGAGGCGGCTTCTACGGCGACCATGTGGAAAGCACCGAGGTTTTCATCTGCTGCATAACAGCCCGGACAGAGCGGGAGGCCGAACGGCTGGCAGCGTTCCGTTACCGGACGGAGGCCTGGATGGACTCTGACCGCTACAACGACCCGACGAAGGACACCTATTATTTTGCGGTGGAGCGTTCAAAGGACTGCCCGAGCATCCACGAGGAATTCAACCAAGGAGGGATTTAATGCTAAACAAAATCGTAATTATGGGCCGATTGACAAAAGACCCGATCAAGAAGGTCACCGGCTCCGGCGTGACCGTCACCAACTTCACCCTGGCCGTTGACCGGGACTATACCAACGGCGACCAGAAGGAAACCGATTTCATTGACTGCGTGGCGTGGCGCAACACCGGGGATTTCGTCGCCAAGTATTTCACCAAGGGCCGCATGGCCGTGGTCGCTGGCCGCCTCCAGCTCCGCAAGTACACCGACAAGGAGGGCAACAACCGCACAGCCGCTGAGATCGTCGCCGACAACGTTTACTTCGGCGACAGCAAAAAGGACGGACAGGCCGCTCCGGTCAGCGGAGAAACGCCCACAGCATCAGCACCCACCCAGGCTCCTTCTGCGTTTGCCGCTCTGGAAGGGCCGGATGATGAGATTCCGTTCTAATTGAGAAAGGAGCCACACATGGAATTCAACTTCAAGGAGCAGTACAAGTCAATCGGAAAAACCGCTAAACTGCTAAACATCCCGGATTGTTTTCTCAGAATGATGGTAAAAAAGAACGCCGTCCCCGGTTTTTACTCCGGCAATCGTTTTTACATCAACTTTCCGGAATTTGAACTGCTTATCAAAGACTCGGACTATATGAAGATTTGCTTCAACGCAACGTCTCCCGTCCGGGTAAGAGAAGCTAAAGTATGACCCTGATCGTTGACACCCGGGAACATTGGACGCACGACGGCTCCAAGGATGCCCACATCCGGGACTGGCTGGAGCGTCACCAGATCCCCTACCGCATCGAGAAGCTGGACGAAGGGGATTACACCCTTGACCGGAAAACCGTCATTGACCGCAAACAGAACCTTGACGAGGTGGCCCGGAACCTCCTGAACCGGCGGGACAGCACCCGCTTCTGGAACGAGATCAGAAGGGCACACCAGAAAGGCATCCATCTGATCGTCCTGGTGGAGCATGGCCCGAACATCAAGAGCGTGTCGGACGTTGCGAAATGGCGGTCAGGATGGAGCGGCGCTTCCGGTCGTGCCGTGGCTGATGCAATGATCCGCACCGAAATGGCCTATTGCGTGACGTGGCGGTTCTGCTCCAAACGTTCCACCGCAAAAATGATTTATGACATTCTAACCGAAAACCTAAAAGAAAACCAAGCATAAAACCTAACAAGCCCAAAACATTGAAAGGAGCTTTTAACACATGGATTCCCTGAACACCGTTGTTATTTCGTCTGCTGAGTACAAGCGCCTGATTGAGGCGGCGCACAACGCCGAAATCCTCCGCAACGGCTTCCATGAGAAGGTCAAGGCAACCTCTTGGGGAAGACTCGTTGACAGCGACATCTTCGACCAGATCTTTGCCGCCCTTTACCCGGAGGACTACCGGCGCATCGTCAAGCGCTGCGAGGAGGAAACCAAGAAAGCAAGGGCCGAAGACGAGGCCAATGCTTGATCCTGAGTACATCCAGACCATCAAGGAAAGTGTGAGCGCATACGAAGCCGCCCGGTTCTATGGGCTGGAACCCCGCCGGGACGGCTTCATATGCTGCCCGGTTCACGGAGAGAAAACGCCGAGCTGCAAGGTCTACCAGGGAAACCGGGGCTTCTACTGCTACGGATGCCATAAAGGCGGGAACGTCATCAACCTGGTCTCTGCTGTTCTGGGCCTGTCCTTTGTGGAGGCCGAGAAGCGCTTAAACAGCGACTTTTCCCTCAACCTCCCACTGGACGATGAAAGTCCGAAAGCCCGTCAGAAGGCCGCCTCGCTTGCCTCAGAGCGAAAGAAACGCCTTGCAGAACGTGAGCGGCGACGTTCAGAGCTGGAGGCCCGTGTTGATGCCGCCCTGACCGCATACACCGAGGCCGACAAGCTGGTGATGGAGGCCGAAGACCTCCCGCCGGCGCTCTGGACGGAACGGCACGAAAAGGCATTCACTTCCATTGATGGTCTGTGGATCGACTTCAACCAAGCGACCCTTGAACTGCACAAGTTTGAAGGTCAGGAAGGAGTGAAACAGTGAGCGTACCAATTCCGGCATTCAGCCGGGAAGACTTCTATACAAGCGCCCCTTATGCGTGGCTGGTTGAACAGGAGAAGGAAAACGGCTTTGATGCCGAAGTCCTGAAAGACCAGCTCCGGGAAATGGCCCAAACCGAAGGCGTGAAGAACTTTATTTCTAAGCTGAACGCCTATAAACGGATGCAGTCAGGGAAGGGGAAAATCACCCTGGACAGTGTGACCGCCTTTGACCGTCAGCCCATGACTCTGAAATGTGGCCCTTACATCTGCGACGAAGACGGCGTGAACATCTACGGACGGGACGGCGAGAAGCAACAGGTCTGCACCCACCCGATCATGCCGATCCGGCGGCTGGTGAACGAGGACACCGGCGAAGAGCGCCTCCTGATCGCCTACCGCAAGGGCGACTACTGGCGGCCCCCGATTGCCGTTCCAAAGTCTACAATTGCATCGGCTCAAAAGATTCTGGATTTGTCCGACCTGGGTGTGGTGGTGAACAATGACACGGCGAAACTGCTGTCAACCTACCTTCTGAAAATGGAGGAGCTGAACTATCACACCCTGGAGGAGCGCCGCAGCGTGGGCCGTCTGGGCTGGATCGGCGACAGGGGTTTCGCACCGTACATCGACGAGCTGGAATTTGACGGGGAGGCCAACTATAAGCAGATTTTCAACGCTGTCTGCCACCACGGGAGCCGTGAAGCGTGGATCGAGGCAATCAAGGCGGTCAGAGCGGAAAAGACCGTTGCCCGGATTGCCATTGCCGCCTCCTTCGCTTCGGCCCTGTTGGAGCCGTGCGGTCTGCTGCCATTCTTCCTTCACACGTGGGGCGGCACTGGAACCGGCAAGACGGTCAGCCTGAAACTGGCGGCATCTGTCTGGGCCTCCCCTCGAATGGGTGAGTTTATCCAGACCTGGAACGCAACCGACGTGGGCCAGGAAATGACCGCCGCATTCCTGAACAGCTTGCCCTATTGCATGGACGAGCTTCAGATTCAAGCGGCCTCCGGCATGAAAGACTTTGACCGCATCATCTACAAGCTGACAGAGGGCATAGGACGCACCAGGGGCGCAAAAGGCGGGGGGCTTAGACAAATCACACGCTGGCGCAATTGCATCCTTACAACCGGCGAATTTCCCCTTGTGGGGGCCACCAGTATGGGCGGCTCAACGGTCAGGGTGATCGAGGTTGAGTGCGACAAGCCCGTTTATTCTGATCTACTTGGCATCTGTAAAATCGTTGACCGAAACCATGGCTTTGCTGGAGAAGAGTTTGTGAAGCGCCTCATGGAGCCGGGAGAGATTGACCGCATCGAAGACCTCCGTATGGGCTTCTACCGCCAACTGATGGAATTTGACGGAGCGGAAAAGCAAGCGGCCTCCATGTCGGCGATTCTGGCGGCTGATGCTCTGGCGACGGAGCTGTTTTTCCAGGACGGCAACGCCCTGACCGTGGAGGACATGGCCGGATTCATTACAAAGGCCGATTCCGTGTCTGCAAACTTCCGGGCGCTGGATTACATCTATGACAAGGTGGCCCAAAATCAAAGCAAGTTTCTCCCCTCCGACAAGCCGATGAATGAGATTTGGGGGAAGGTGGAGGGAGGCCAAATCAGCATCATCAAGACCACCTTCGACCAACTCCTCCGGGACGGCGGCTTCTCCCCCCGTGCCTTCCTGACCTGGGCTTCACGTCAGAAAGACCGCTGGGGCCGGGTGCTTCTCCAGACCGGCGACGGACGGCACAACACGAAGAAGGTCATGCTGGGCAACGCTGTTCCCCGCTGCGTTGTTCTGGCCCAGAGCTACGGCGAAGACCCCTTTGAGGAGCTGGACGGTGACGAACCTATCCCGTTCTGACCGGGAAAGAATCGTGCAAAAATTGCACATTCCCGGAGCGTTCCAGATGCAGAAAACGCACATTTCCGGACGGTTCAAACCCTCAAAATCGCACATTTCAACCCCCTGCGACTTCCCCACTTCCCCACTTTTCCCCACTTTTTTAGACATAAATATATATAGGGGATATAGAGAGAATGAGGGAGCGTGAAAAATATTTTTTCTGTGTCCCTTATATAGTGAAAAATGTGTGGGGAATTGTGGGGAAGTGGGGAATGGCCTTATTTTACAAGGGTTTGCGGGTTCCCCACTTTTCAAAACCTTGTGGGGAAGTAACAAAAAAGTGGGGAAACAATCACGTTGAAAGGAGTACAACATGGAAGAAGTAACCCAAACAGGACACCAACAAAGACCGACCACGGATCAGATTGCCGCCTGTGCGGCCCGTGGACGGATGCCGGAAGCCGCCTTGACCGCATATGAGTGGCTTCTGTGGTACGAACTGCGTGACGTTTACAACGATTTCCGGTCAGGGGCGGTGACGAAGGAAGACGGCGAACAGCGAAAGCAGAACGCAATCAACCGCTTTGACCGCCTGACCGGACAGGCTGAGGAAGACCGCAAGACCGTCTTCAGGTGCGCCGAACTTTGGCGTAAGATGGAATCAGCCGCCGCCGAATATCGCAAAGCTCCGAGCCTTGAAACGGCTGACAAGGTGATGAACATCATCTATGGCATTTTGTAGGGGGTGACATGATGCGTGATCTATGGAAATCCCTGGCGAAGGCAAACGCCACGGAGGCGGTCAGGGTGGAAGGGTGCCGGGGCTGCATCCACTTAGGCCTGTGTGATGCTTACGGGTGCTGTAACTATTACTTCGACACCGACGAATTGAGGCCGTGTCCTCCTGGCCGGGGATGCACCGTGAAGAAGCTGGGTTCCGGTCAGTGGCCGACGGAAACTGAACACAAGGCAGAACTGGAGAAGGTGATCCAGAGGGCAAAAGGAATCATCCTGACCGAGAACGGAGAGCAGCGCAAGCGTGGCCGTCCCGTTGGCTGTGTTGTCCAGGCGGCCCCGAAGTGGGACTATGAATATGGTAAGAAGCTCTGGTATGAGGGTTTCAACAAGAACGATGTCGCCTACATCATGGGAATCACCCGCTGCCAGGTCGATGGAATTTCCCGTCGCTACGATTGGAGCCGCAACAGGCCCGAGAAAGCCGCAAGCATGAAGAAAACGCCCGGTCAGGTAGAAAGAGCTTACTTGGAATATCAACGCTATAAGAAAGCAAAGGAGGCCCAATGAGCAGATCGAAGAACTGGTGGTGGGAGCCGGTCAGGCGTGCGATCATCTCCTATCCGGCCCTGAAGGCCAAGAAGAACGAAGCCCAGAACATGAGCGTCACCCCGGCTGTTGTCGGGATCACCGTTGACGGCAAGGGCTACGACCTCCACCCGACTGGCGGCGGCGGTGGGAATGGCCGGAAGGTGGAACGCCTGGCCCTGATGTCGTTGCCGCCTCAGGAAGAACAGGTGGTCGACGCTGTTGAAACGGCGCTGGAAGCTGTGGCGCTGTCCCCTGGCGGTCAGGAGAAGGTTGCGTTCCTGAAATCCTACTGGTGGCACGGTAAACACCGCAACGTGGCCCGTGCGGCTGCGTGGCACGACATTTCCGAGAGAACCGGGACAAAGTGGAACGCCGCATTCATCCGTATGGTGGCCGTTGAGCTGGGTTATCTGTGGCCCTACAAAGGAAGGAAGAACCACCCTATGAGGCGCAAGAGCTTCTTCACGCTGTGTTACGATCAGGGCGACGAACGGCACGGCGACGGCCTGATGGATGATGAGCCGGAAGACCCTGACCCTCCTGACCGTGAAGAACCCGAAGAAAGCACCGACTGAGAAAGGAAGGAGTAACCATGAAGAACAAGAAACCAAATCCCGAAAACCAGCATTTCACCGGCTGGGACATGAAGAAGACCCACAATGAGGGGATTGCCGCCGGGTGCAAGCAGACCTTGAAGATGTGCCTTTACATCCTCCTGGACAAGCATGAAGCTCCCCGTGAGGAGGTTGCCCAATTTGCCAAGGAAGTGGAATGGTTGGCCGATCATATCGGTCATGGCCGTATGAGCTGGGGCGACGTTGACCGGGTTCTGACCGAGAACGGCGTGGGGGTGAGGCTGCGGTGACGGACTTTGACCGTGTGCGCCTCCGGAACGCCTCCTATGAGGCCATGCTGGCGGCGCAGGACGCTATGGACGCAGCGCAGACCGATGGGCAGTACGAACTTGCCAGAGCTATCTACAACGCCCACAATGCGCTGTGGTTGATTTTGAAGGAGGGGAAGAACAATGACCAACGCTGAACGAATCCGTGCGATGACGGACGAGGAGATGGCATGCTGGATACACCGCCACGATGAAATGTGCTGGCGTGATGGGCATTTGTCGTTTTCGGCAATATTGGATTTTCTCAGGAAGGAGGTGTCCGACAATGAGTTATGATGTGCGCTTCGGCGTAAAGGTTGAAGGAATGAACGGTTACATTGCCGTGATTGATGAACCGAATTATTCCAGCCCGACATACAATCTTCGGGAAATGTTTGTTGCTTGTATGGCGTGGGATTACAGTCAGGGAGAATGGTACAACTGCACCGATGTACTCCCAAAGTTTCAGCGTGGCCTCCACGAGTTGCGCTTCAACAGAGAGCAGTACAAACAATATAACCCGCCTAATGGATGGGGGTCTATTGATTCCGCAATCGGATTTATGGAATCCGTTGTGCAAAAGATCGGAGAGATCGTCAGCGGAGATTGGACGTGGAACAAGATACCGCTGGAACATTTATGGATGAGGTGGTAGGAATGAGCCTGATTATCAAGGGCATGGACGCACCACGATTCTGTTCGGAATGCCAGCTGAAACAGCCATACGCAAACACAGGGCAGTTCGTTTGCCTTCCGCGCCTCGCCTTCATTCACGTCAATTTAGACACAGGAAGGGACAATGACTGCCCTATTCGACCTGCAAAAAGCGTAAGCTGCCAAGTTAGGATCAGCAATGAAATGGCCAGCTATATGCCGAAAGAAGTCATCGAGAGCTATGTCCGGGACGGCATTACACATAACCTTGCTGAATTTATGTTCCGGGAAGACGCATTAAGCATCCAAAACAAAGAAAACCAGGGACTCCAGGAGCGAATATATTCCGTCACAATGGACATAGAAACGAAGAGAAATTCAACGGTCAGAGGCCATGAGGAAGGAGGCGGCGAGGAATGACCGACGCACAACGTAAAATCTGCCTCCGTGCCATAGACCACTACGGCATCAACCATCAGGAGGAGAAAGCGAAGGAAGAGCTGGCCGAACTCCTGACCGAGCTGAGCCGGTTACAGGACGGACGCACGACCAAAGAGAAGATCGTCGGGGAACTGGCAGATGTGCTGGTTATGTGTGAACAGCTCCGGCTGATCTTCGGGGCCTCCGACGTTGACAAGGCCGTGGACTTCAAACTGAACCGGCTAACCCGGCGCATCAAACTGGCCGGGGCGTTAAACCGGACACGGCGAACCGGTCAGGGTGAAACCGTCCCAGGTGACGCACCGTGAGCATAACACCGACACGCCTTGCAGACCTGACCGCTCTGATCGAGAAGGGGAGGGAGGCCGCCTTCTACCACTGGCCTGAATGGGTGGCCGTCCGTGAACGTGTTATGGCCCTGGATCACAGGGAGTGTCAGAAATGCCGGTTGCGTGGAAGGCACCACCGGGGGGAGGTTGTGCATCATGTGAAGCACCTGAAAGACCGTCCTGATCTGGCCTTGTCCATCTTCGACCCGGACACGAAGGAGCGACAGTTAATCACGCTCTGTCGCCCTTGCCACGAGCTGGAACATCCTGAGAGAATGCGTCCAGCATGGAAGCGGACGGCGAAGGAAGTGACCGAGGAGCGCTGGGATTAAGGCCCCCCGTCAAAAAAATCGTGTACAATTAAATTTTGTGCTG